AACCTACCGAAAGAATTTCACAATGACTATCGAGAAGTTAAAATTTTAATTGATACCCGCGAGCAGCAGCCGTTAAAATTTAAAAACTCCGCGCCTTTGAAATTAGACGTAGGTGACTATTCAGTTACTAAAGAAAACTTCCAATACACATACGTTGATAGAAAATCATTCGCTGATTTTTGCAGCACTTTGTCGGCAGAGTATAAGAGATTCGTCAGAGAGCTTCAAAGATGTAGGCAAGCTGAATGCTTCTTATTTATTGTGGTTGAAAGCGATCTCCATAAGATGAGAGAAATCAACAAATATGCGCCCAAAAGATTTAATTTGGATTATATATTCCATAACATGAAAGAACTCCAGAGAGATTTCAGGGATTGTTGTCAATTCGTATTTGCCAAAAATAGAAGCAGCAGTCAAATACTTACCCCGAAACTTCTTATGCTTGGTTCGAAAATGTGGGATGTTGACGTCCAATATTTTTTGGATGCTGGAGAAATGAACTACTTTGAAATTAAATAATTATGGCTTGGGAAAAAGGACATCAGATATTACATAAAAAATTTGAAAATGTAAATCAAGAAATCTTAGATACGAAAGGTTTTATCGAAGAAGAGAAAGCTAAAGTGCTTTTGTATAAGTTTTTGAAAGAAAACCCATCTTTTACTTCTGAGCTGATTTCTGGAGTTTCTTTGTTTCCGTTCCAACACATGGCTATCAAGGCAATGATGGAGACAGATTACTTTTTGGGAATCTGGAGTCGGGGTCTTTCCAAGTCGTTCACGACAGGCGTTTTCGCCGCGATGGATGCTATCTTAAATCAAGGTGTTTATATCGGCATCATATCCAAATCCTTCCGTCAGAGCCGAATGATCTTCAACAAGATCGAAGAGATAGCAAAAGGCCCAAAAGCAGGGTTTCTCGCGCAATGTATCACCAGAGTCAATAAATCAAATGATCAATGGGTAATGGAAATAGGCCGCAGTAAAATTATCGCGCTTCCCTTGGGCGATGGAGAAAAACTGCGCGGATTTCGTTTCCAACGCATGATTATTGACGAGCTTCTATTGATGCCTGAAAAAATTATTAATGAAGTTATTCTACCATTCTTGGCTGTTGTGGAAAACCCGACAGAGCGTCAAAAAATTTACGATCTTGAAACACAGATGATCGAAGCTGGGAAGATGACCGAAGATGAAAGACACAGATGGCCACACAACAAAATTATTGGACTCTCTTCCGCGTCGTATAAGTTCGAATATCTATATAAACTCTATCAGCAATACGAGAAATTAATTTTAAGTCCATCTAAGCAGGACAATGCTCATCGAGTCATTATGCATCTAAGCTATGACTGCGCACCAAGACAACTTTATGATCAAAACCTTTTAGATCAATCTAAAGCGACTATGAGCGAAGCTCAATTTGAACGAGAGTTCGGCTCCGTATTCACAGACGACAGTTCTGGCTACTTCAAAGTGAGTAAAATGGCAGCTTGCACCGTTCAAGATGGAGAGGGGCAGTCGGTAGAAGTGATTGGTGATAAAAAAAGCGAATATATATTATCATTTGACCCATCGTGGTCGGAAAGTGAAGGCTCTGATGATTTCGCGATGCACGTTATCAAGTTAAACCCCGATAAACGTTTGGGAACAATAGTTCATTCTTACGCTTTAGCTGGAGCCAACTTAAAAAAGCACATCGCTTATTTCCTCTATCTTTATACTCATTTCAATATACGAATGATTGTGGGAGACTATAACGGAGGAGTTCAATTCATTAACTCTTGTAATGAAAGTGAAATTTTCAAAACCGCTGGAATTCAAATACAGTGCATCGACGCTAACTTTGATGATCCGCAAGACTATCACTCTGATATACGCTCTGCGAGAAATGAATACAATATCGAATCAAAAAAGATATGCATATTGAGAAAGCCCAGCTCTCAGTGGATTCGTTCGGCGAACCAAATGCTGCAAGCTTCCTTTGATCACAAGAAAATTTGGTTTGCGGGCGCAGCTCTCGATGACGATTATACTCGTCAAAAATCAGCAAAAATACCAATAGATGAAATTACATTCTCTAAGTATAATGAAGAAGGAGACGCCGACGCAAAACAAATCGACTTAATCGAACACTTAAAAGATACAATTGATGCTACGAAAGTGCAATGTGCTTTAATTCAACTATCAACCACATCTAACGGCGGTCAATCTTTCGACTTGCCATATAATCTTAAGAAGCAGAGAAATGCCGACAAAGCGAGAAAAGACTCTTACTCCGCTCTTGTTTTGGGTAACTGGGCAATGAACATCTACCTAGATATGATGGCGGCTCCAGAAATATCCACTCAAACGACATTCACACCAATGTTCGTAGATTGACTTTTAAAGTTAACTTTTAGACTTTTTTGTGTAATATAGGGAAATGGATAAACGGCATTATAATAAAAAATCTGATTATTGGAAAAAGTTCGAAGGATCTGCAATCCCGATAATGTCGCAATCTAGCGCACAATACGAGCCAGAGTTGAGCGGCGAGCCATTTTACGTTGCAGAGGCATCGTTTAGCCGTTCTTTCGCTAACGAAGATTATTCTCGCGTAGATAGCTCCTCTCGCAGTGGTAGCCGCAGAAATAGAGCCGCCACCTCAAGAACCCATGATCGCTTTAGCAGCATCCGTAATGGGCTTTTGCCTTATAGCTATGCCATGGATGGTGTCAATGTCCGCGAGGCAATTGAGCTATGCCAAAAAGCTTACGCCAACGTCGCTGTATTCAGAAATTCGGTCGATATCATGTCGGAATTTGCTAATACAGAGCTTTATCTTGAAGGAGGCTCCCAAAAAAGTCGAGACTTTTTCAATCAATGGTTTAAGAAAATTAAACTATGGCATTTAAAAGACCAGTTCTTCAGGGAATTTTATCGCAGCGGTAATATTTTCTTTTATCGTGTTGATGGCACAATTCAAGCGGGCGACTTTACAAAACTGATTAAAGAAATCGCAGATGATGAACCAACTTCTAGTAAAGTGCCAGTTCGATATATTTTGCTCAATCCTTTTGACATTGTGGCGAAAAGAGGCTCCAGCTTCGAAACAGGAGCTTATGAAAAAATCTTGTCGGAATACGAATTGGCTCGTTTGCAAAACCCAGTTTCCGAAGAAGACAAAGAAACTTTCAACGGTCTTCCAGAAAGCGTAAGACAAGATATCCAAAAAGGAGCTTATTATCAAAACGGCTTGAAAATCAAGCTCGATCCAAACAAAATCATTTTCGTTTTCTATAAAAAACAAGACTACGAACCTTTCGCGATTCCATTTGGTTATCCCGTGCTTGAAGATATCAACGCCAAGTTGGAGTTGAAAAAAATGGATCAAGCAATTACGCGCACTGTTGAAAATGTCATTCTATTGATTACAATGGGCGCTGAGCCCGATAAAGGCGGCATCAATCAAAACAATTTGATTGCCATGCAGAAGCTTTTCAAAAACGAAAGCGTTGGAAGGGTTCTTGTTTCTGATTATACCACCAAAGCCGATTTCGTCATTCCTGATTTGAATAAAGTTCTCGGTTCAGAAAAGTATAAAGTTCTCAACGAAGACATCAAGCAGGGTCTTCAAAATATTATTGTTGGAGAAGAGAAATACAGCTCAACAGAAGTTAAAGCCGAAATCTTTTTAGAAAGACTCAAAGAGTCTCGCAATGCTTTTTTACATGATTTTTTACAGCCCGAAATTAAAAGAATCGCCAAAACGCTTGGGCTCAAGAGGTATCCAATCGCTAAATTCAGAGATATTGATATTCGGGACAAAACCCAACTTATGCGGGTGACTACTCGATTAATGGAGCTCGGCATTATCACTCCGCAACAAGGTATGGATATGTTTCATACTGGCGAGTTTCCAAAATCAGAAGAGATCGCAACATCTCAGCGCGAATTTATTACGCAGAGAAAAGATGGATATTATAATCCTATTGTTGGCGGCGTCCCAACAATTTCGCCTCCCACGCCACCTGATGCGAAAACTCCCACCAATACCACGCCTAAAACTCCAGGTCGCCCAGAAGGAACAACGGGCATACCTCTTGCCAAAGCGAAAGTGTCGGTAAAAAATATTCGCGGCGTTATTGCTAAGATTGAAAATCTCCAAGCATCTATCGAAAAAGATTTGAAGAATTCGCTATCGCTAGATGCCTTATCTGATAATCAACAGGAAATGGTAAATAAGTTATGTGAAACCGTTGTTGTTTCTAGCCATTTAGAAAGTTGGGATGAAATAGCATCTTCTTGTGTAAAAGACTTCGAGAACATCGCTTCTTTATCTACTCTACCAGAAGTTTTAGAAGCAGTTGCGGATTTCGATCTAGACGATGATTACTCTGCGGCGCTATTATACCATTCACAAAAAATCAATGAACATTAATCCAGAAGACGTTAAAGTGCCACTTGAAAAAATAGTGGAAGTCAAAAACAGAGAAATTCAAGTATCCATTGGTAAAATGGCGTATTCGAAAGCCGAAATATATAAATCATTTATGAGCGCATGCGCATCAGATGATAAAGCTCTGATCGACACTACAGATATGGATGATCAATCAACTATGAAAGCTTGCGCGGTTCAATTTGACAAAATGCAAGCGATGCTTATGGAAAAAAGCGATTCTGGGGAATTGACACCAGCGCAAAAAAAACTTCCACCAGCTCTTCAGAAAGCTATTCTTAAGAAAATGGACAAACCTTCTGATCCAGCTTCTCACGAAAATGAGGAAACTGAAGAAGAAGAAGATATGGAAGAAGACGAAGATTAATTTCAAATATGAAAAAAGATTAT